TTCTTTTTAAGTTCAGAGATTTGTTTTCTCTGTTGCTTTGTTTGATCCTCAAGTGCCTTAATCCTATCATTTGTTGCTTTTTGAGAAGTCTTTGACTCTGGTAGTTTTCCTTCTTTTAAGGATGCTATTTTTTCTTCATTGTCAGAAACTTGTTTTTCCAAGCTCTTGATTCGGCGATATTCTGGAGATGATTTAGACCTAATGGTTTTTACTGCTTTTTCGCCACCGTTTTCTCCATTGATTAATTCATGTGCCTTTGCCCATGCATCTTTCAAAGAAGGTTTAATTTTAGGGCCAAACTTTTCAATAAGCATTGCGGAGGATTTTGTAAAATCCAATGCAAGTTCACCAATATGCGCCCTCATTATCCTAGCAAGAGTTAAAATAATTGTAGGATCTGGCGATGACCCCATTTGATTAAGCTGTTTCCTTAATTGCTTTTCAGCTTCAGCGGCATCAGCTTTCCACTTATCAACAATCTTTCTAGCTTGTTCAAATACTTCTTTCCCAAACTTTGGTTGTGATTCAAGTTGGTTATTAAGATCACGAATCTTTGCTTCGTAGTAACTCTTCAAAGACTCTGCATCTTGACCGGTTTCTTTGGCTTGCCTTACTTCCTCAAGCGTTTGCTTTGTTTGTTCAAGTTCACTATTCAGCCTATCAATCTCATCCTTTGCCTTCTTTCCTTGTGCATCAGATAGATCAGCAATCTGTTGTTGTCCTTCCTCGACTGATTCTGGTGTCTTTACATCAACATCAGAAAGCGATTCATCCAGAGTATCACGAACTTTTTGAGTAGCCTCGCCAGCTTCTTTTATGCTTGTGTCAACCTTATCAGCAACTTTCCTAATCTGTTCATGCTGTGAAAGCGTAGGCTCTTGTCCTGTAATCTTTGTATATTCACGGGCAATATCAGCGGCATCAGAAAGATCAGTCTCGCCTTGGAATGTCCTTAAAATATCAGAAGCAATAGTTCCAGCTTCTCGTATGCCTTCGTAGTAATCTTGATATTGCTTGGCAAGATCCTTGTACTCTTTGGATTGTGGGCCAAACTTTTTAAGAGCTTCACTCACTTGTTTTGCCAATGCATTTGCATATGCTTTGGCAGTAGTAAGAGCATTAAAGTCACCTTGCTTGGCTTTCTCTAAAGCATTGAAAGGATCAGCACCATTTCGTAAATTGGCATTTCCTTGTTCAATTATTCCAGCCCTAGAAGTGCCTTCTCCAGCAGGAACGGGGGATGTAAGGATTCCCCTACGAACTTGATCTTCTTGATCCTTTGTGCGAATGGAAATCTTTTCTGGAGTTTCCTCGGTAGTAACGGGAGGCTTTACTTCAGCAACGGGTGGCTTTGGCTTTCCTGTGGCAGATGCGTAAAGATCAGATGCCTCACGGGAGGTGATGCCAGGGAACTTCCTAGACAGGATGTTTTGCATCTCTTGCTCTGTGATAGGTTCCATCTTACCTTTGGCAACCGCATCGGCAACTTTCTTGGCAAAAGCCAATCTTTCATCCTGTGCCTTTGGCTTGAATCGCTCATCAGCACCAATGTCAATAGATCCACGCTCGGCGGCTCTTTCTAGGATTCTCCCTCCACCAGTAGAGATGGCATGGTAGATCTGACGCAGATACTTACGGACACCATCTCCAAGGCGTGAAGCCATATCCCTAGACCAATCGGCAAAGGATTTTCCAGCTTTGGAAAGCGATTTTGCTACATCGACAACTCCATCATAGATGATCTTTGGAAAATCGGTAAATGCCGCTTCGCCGCCCTTTCTTCTTGAATCAAACCAATCTTGAAGCTCTTGGTTCCTTTCTTGTTCAAACAATTCGGGATTAGTTGTGCGTAATTTTTCGGTTTCCTTTGCTCTGTTGAGAACCTGTCTTCCTAGTTTTTCAAGTCGCGCCTCTTCAGCTTGCCTCTTTTCAGCGGATTTTGATGATTGCTCAATACGATTCCATAAATCGGATGCGGTTGAACCCTCTGGCATCAATCCTTGATCGACCAATGCCTCTACTGCTGTATCAATAGGTTCTCCTCTAGTGCTATAAATCTGTGAAGCGTGACCTTTATTGATGGTTGGAGCATCATCGTAAACACCTCCTCCTTCTTTTATTTCACCCTTTTTAACACGCCTCAAGTATTCGGACTTGGACATGATTGGGTTTTCTTGGAGGTATGCCATTACAGGGTCAATTCCAAGGTATCCACCTTGAAGCTCTCTAGCACCCCTCTTAACGCTAGGAATCGGTTCTGGAGGGTTGTCGTGATGGTTTGCTTCTCTTTCTATTGATGAAAGCAATGCCTCAACATCTGGATCTTCGCCAACTTCCATTTGCTCCCTAAATTTATCAACGGCGGCTTTTAGGTACTTGTTTTTTTCTTTCTTTGCCACTTCAGCGGCGGCATCAGCAAAATCTCCATGCGTCCTAATTTCGTGATAGAATCGGTTTAGGAGATCGGTGTACGGATTGGTTGGCTTTGGAGCCTCACCCAAAGGAAGCTGTTGCTCTTCCTCTGTGCCTACGGTTGGATTCTCTGGCTCTGGAGCCATTGTCTCTCCAGCCAGATTGAATGGTAGCTCTTTCTCTTGGAAAAGGTTTCCTTCTCCATGAGTTTCAATTGTTGGAGTAGTTGGCTTTTGCTCAATAGGTGATTCTATTTTTTCTCTTGGTATATTTGCCTCTTTTCCATCTTCAAAACGAACTGGAACACGACCGAATGAAGTAGTTCCTACAACTTTTCCATTTTTTCCTTCTACGGAAACAGGCTTTCCCATGTAGTTAGATGATTCACGCTTTTCTTTTGCAATCTTTTCTTTAGCGGTAAGATTTCCAGTAAGATCGCGTTTTCTTGCAGATGCTTGCATTCCCAATGCTTTAAGCTGTTTTGGAATCTGATCTATAGATGGGCCGTTGCGATTTTCTATTGCCGCTTTGTAATCATCCTCTAGTTGCTTTCTTTTCTTTTTTACAAAAGCATCTACCTCTTCTACTGTTTGAGCTTGGTAAACGCTGTAATACTTGGATACATCTACTTCTTCTTGGGGCTTTTCTTCACCTTGCGGGGCAGGGACTTCTGCTTCGTTTTCTGCGCCCACTCCTTCGCCCACGGCTGGTGCGTTGCGAACGCCCACTTCTCTTGCGCCTTGCTTCTGAACGGACTCATTTTGTTGTGTAGGTTGTGCTGGTTCTTCAGCAGATGGTTCTCCATACAATACAAGTTCCCTTTGTTTCAAAAGTTCAACTTGCTGTAAACGATTTTGATCAATTCTATCTTGAATTTGCCTCCTTCCAACGCTCCCTTGTGGATATTTTGGAAGCTCTTCAATAACAAGCCTATTGTTCTCGTTTGTAAGATCTTGAATCTGTTGGTTTACATCGGACGCTACAGGAGCTTCAGCGGGTTTGTTTAATGCATCAATCTGTTGCTGAATTGCAGTATGCTCTGGCGATCCTTCGTCGTGGAACGCCTGTTCAATGGTTAGACTACGCAAATCATTCGCAGGAGTTTCAGCAACAAGAGCAGGAGCTTCTTCTGTTGGCTTTGGAGCTTCTGGGATAGGAGCTTGGGAATCAGCGGATGCGAGAATCTGTGCCTCACGCTCGTTGACTACGGGATTAGCAGAGGGAGCCACCTCTGGAGCAGGGCCTCCAAGTTGAGCGTCAGCTTTTTTCTTTGCTTCTGCGCTTGCTTCCATCCCTGTGGACAATCCATGCAATGCACCAAACAGAATATCTTGAGTAGTTCCTTCGGCGGTAAGCATCAAGGGCTGACCTTCCAATCCTCGCAATCCAGCGGATGTTGCCACATTAACTCCAGCGGCGGCGGCTCCTCCAGCTAATCCTTTAACAAGAGGAGTTGCTTCTTTGAGTAATGCCCCTGTAGCTTCTGATGTCAACTTGCCGCCAACAAGGTATGCTCCAAGTTGGGGAACGGTTGCTACAGCGGCTTGGCTTCCAGCCTCATGCCCTGCATCATCAATTGACTTTTGATCAGTAATGCCTTGCTTTTTAAGTTCATTAACCTTTGAATCGTATGCTTCTGCATATGCTTGATTTCCAGCTTGAACAGCAGTCAATGGAATACCTAATCCACCAGTCAACATTGCTGGAGCCATTCCAAAAATGCTACCCAATCCACGACCGATTCCAGCGGCAGTAGATGCATCTTGCGGATTTGCGTTGTAAATAGTCTCTGCTTCCTTTGATGCTTGAGACATCAAATTAGCTTGCTGTGCGGCTTCTTGCCTTCTTGTTGCAAGGTCGGCTTGCTCTTGAGGTGTAAATTCTTGCCCACCAAGAGTAGCTTGCTTCTGAACTTGAGTATTCTGAATCTGCTGTTTTAGCTGATTAATGCGGTTTTGATCATCGGCTGTAGCAAATCCTTTTTTGGCAACAACAGATTGAAGGCTATTTAATGCGGCTTGTTGATCTGCAATAGATTTATCAAAAGTTGCAGTTGCTTCTTCTGGTGTTTGTTCAGCCCTAGATAACCCTCTTAATTCACCGCCTATAGTGTTGATTACGCTTTTGGCGGCGGCGGCGGCAAACTGATTTGGCAATGCTTGATACCAAGGTTGTGAAGGAACATAATCTGGCCCGACATCACCAAAAGTTTGTGCTTTTCCAGTATTTGTAGGAGCAGTCCCAAAGCTGGCAGGAGTTTCTTGTGAAGGAATCAGATCAGCAAATGGATTATCGGGCAATCCCTTGGATGCTTGTGATTGGAATGCGGCTCCAGTAGATTGGGATGATTGATCGTTCTTTGGGATCAAATCAGCAAAGGGATTCTCCATCTGTTGCTGTTGCGTCTGTGATCCTTGCTGAATCCTTCCAAGGCTAGTATAAGCACCTTCTCCCTCTGGAACCTTTCCAAAGTTCTTTAGCAATTCACCAACCCCACCAGCAGTCTTTGGAATCTGATTAGCAGGGACTCTTCCCACAGGAACTAGATTCCTTTGACCAGAAAAACCCGTGTATTGTGAGGGAGGAGTGTAAATATCAATGACATTGGGATTGGCATTCCCATGCTTGTCTCCAGCGACATATGCCTCACCAGTATCGGCATCCTTGAAGATTGTTCCTATAGGGTAAACATCTGGATTTACGGCTACAACACCTGGAGCCAACTCGTTATCTGAAGATCCGTGACCTTGCGCTGTTCCAGAATCATACGACTCATCAGCACCTCCCACAGAAGCAGGAATGCTGTAGGTAGTAACAGGCGTAGGACTAGCAACAGGGAGATTGATTACACCGCCCTGTTCTGACCCTCTTTGGGGAATTAGGTCGGCAAACGGATTGTCTCCCATAAATTATGCTGTTTCTTTTGCGCTCTGGTCTTCGGTTTGGTCTTCTGTATCTGGTTCGACAACTTCTGGTTCTTCTGCTTCCGCTACATTGCCTTGAACAGCACCAGCGGCGGCAGGGAGTTGTGATCCTCCACCCGAAAGGGGAACGCCTGTATTAAAGCTAGGATTAATTTGAAGTCCAGCAGGAAGTTGAACAGGAGCTTGCTTTGCTGGAATAGCTGATGGTGTAGTTATTGCAGGAGAAGATGTTTTTGTTGCAGATCCAAGTGCCTTGTATTTCTCAAGAACTTTTTTAGGATCAGCACCAGCGGCAATTGCTTGTTTTGCCATCAATACATTCTCAAAATTAGGATCAGTTACTCCAGAATCCTGCTTCATTGCTTGGTATTTATTCAAAGCAGATGCAAATTGCGGAACATCTTCTCCAGAAAGGAATTTATCAACATTATCCCTATTGTTATCCCAAATAGCATTAAGATCCTTTCGGTACTTGTAAGTATTGGCGGCTTGCTGTCCACCTGTCATTGGTCTAGCTCCAGCACCAGCGGTTCCTCCTGCTTTGATATTTGCCCTCATCAATGCACCTTGTTGGGCGGCAAGTGTCCTCAACCCATGTTGAGTTTGGACATTCGCCATGTTTGCAATGTTTACGGCATGACTAGCCATAGGCGCAAGCAATGGATTCTGTGAAGCAATCATGCTGGCTCCATAAACATCACTAAGACCAGCGGAATCACCAGAGGCAATCTTATCAAGACCCTGCTTATACTGTTGTTGCAACATGGGCAACATAGCCTGTGCAGATTGAGTTGCGGCATGGTTCTCAATTGAATGACCAATTTGCTGACCAAGACCAGCAAGAGAATTAACCACTTGCTGGTTTCCAGCCATCACATTCCCAAAATTGTAGTATCCGATTGGCATATTATTGGAATCCTTGGTTATAGTAGCCAGACTGACCGCCACCAGAGTAGTAAGCAGGAATAGCACCAGCACCAAAAGCGGCTTGTACAGCGGCAGGAGTTTCATAGAAACCACCAGAACTCATCATATCGGAACCAAATTGGTTTCCATATGCTGAAGATCCTTGTTGTGGCCCTAGATTGCCAAGTTTATTATAGTAGTTAGCAGTATTTGCGGCATTAAATCCTTGCAGACCTAATCCAGCACCAGCTAGTCCAAGTGCTTGCTGATTCTGCTGTTGTGCAACATTAGCTCCATATTGGTTAGCTTGAGACTGATACAGATTCTCGGCATTTTGATCAGCAATATTAGCACCGAATTGAGCCGCATTAATGTTTGCCTGTGCAGACTGATACATAGGATTGAATCCTGCCAACGCACTCGACAAACCTTGAGTATTGGCTTGAAGACCAAGACCAAGACCTTGCAATCCAAGAGCTTGCGATTGGAGTCCAGCTTGGAGTCCAACAGTAGGAGATACCACCATTTGATTGGCAAGTTGTTGCCAAGTCGGGGCGGCACTCAATCCGAATTGGGAAAGACCAAGGCTAGTTTGACCGATGTTACGGGCAAAGTTTTGGGGAGCCTGTCCTCCACCAGAGAAAAGATTGAATCCTCCACCAAGGTTCTGTGCAACAGTACGATTAATCTGTTGCTGAACATCTTGGGGAACTTGACCTTGGATGTAAGCATTAAGCTGATTCTGTGCAAGTTGCCTCTGTGCTTGTGACCCTGGTGTAACCGCTTCTTGGTTGGCAATGTTTGCCGCTGTTCCTCTCTGTGCAAAATCTATTCCTTGATTTGCGGCGGTGTTGTAAATGTTTTCTGGCGTGTATTGTTGCGCCTTTTGTGAAATCCCAAGGTCGGCATTGTAAATATCTTGACCTTGATTATAAAGCTGTTGGGCAAATGGCTGAAGTCCAGCCGCCCATTTCTGTTGAGTATCTACAAACGGAGTTGCGGCGGCGGCATTGTAAGTAGGGAAGGAACTAGACCCTCCACCACCTCCTCCAAACAATTTTCCCAATCCGTAAGAAGCTCCAGCACCGGCAATTCCTGTTGCGGCGGCAGTTCCAATAGTAGCAAGCGTTTCATACACGGGCATCTGCTGATGCTTGTATTCAGCAATAGTCTGTGAAGGGATTACGAAACGCATGGCAATTCTAGTTCTTTATTAGAGTGGATTAGGCTAGGGCTGATGTCTTTCCTCCATTGATTAAACTGCGGAGAATCGCTATCAATCAAAGGATTATCGGTTCTTTCAGCAATATTTAACACAATCTCATCTGGATCTTCAATATCATTCGGATTGGCATGGCAAGTAACCCATGTTGTGTCCTCAATATTCCAAAGGAATCGTTTGGTGTTTGGTTTTGTAATTCCCATGTCACCGCCCTGGTACATCGCTTCTTGCTCAAATCCACCATCTGGAGACTCTTTAAGAACAGCAACTTTTCCTTTTAGGATAAAAAACGGGTGCGTTGTCTTGTGTTTCATTGAAACTACAAAACTATTTGCTGGCATGAATATCTTGCGAACGTAAAGACCCTTTGGGAAAAAATGCTCTAAAGGCAAATCAATAGGAGGAAGGTTTGCCATTTCAGCTTCCACACGGTCAAATGCAGATATTTCAGCTAAATCTTCCATATCAATAAGGCCATGAAGCTCCATCGTCCCAAGCATATGTCGGGATCAGAGCGTTGAGCATCATGTTGTTTGGGAACTGGCGAATAACACTACCAGTAGGCTCTTCTTGGTCAGCAGTCTCCCTATTGACTTCAAAGATGGCATTCTGCAACGACACATTATAAAGCTGGTCGCTACCCTTGTTCTCACGATAGACAACTGCCATGACAGCAGAGATCATCGCTTCGGGCGTAAACTCTACTTGATCGGTAAGGTTGTATAGGTCTTGGTAATTCTTCTTGCAGTACAGGATCACTGAATCCTTGACGCATCCCTTAATGGCATACCTACGGAAGCTAGGGTTGATGTCGTAAGGCTGATAGATCGACAACAGCATCTGTGCTTGGTTGTCGGGGTCATATGCGTAAAGCCTTACCCTTCCTTTGGTTTGACCCTTGGTGACTTGGAAAACAGACTTAAAGAAGTTGGTTGAGTAGGTGTAGGCAGGGGCTAGTCCAAGGGTAATCGTCTCACTAATCCTTGTTCCATAAGCATCGTCTCCAAAAAAGGTAATCTCCGTACCAGCATCCAGCGGAGATTCTGACTCTATGCAAAGCTGATATGGTGCGAGATCATAATTCTGGAAAGTGATGTGATTGCCACCAATTTCAATAAACTTCTTGTTTCCACCATTCCAAGCATATGCTTGACCCCATCCGTTACCATACCCACCGCTTGCGGCATCACCCCATGTATCTTGTGGTACACTCTGATACCATTCATTTCCTAAACTAACGGGAACTCCATCAATCCATGCCAAGCGTACTTGCTTGTAAACGCTAGGAAGCGTCAGGATTCCATTGACACACTTGATGCAGACATACTCGCAAAGGCTATTCTGATCGACCTTGTTCCAAAGCAGACTTCGCCCTTTGTTCATGTATTGCAACTGCAATGTTTGGTTGCAAGTACCGCTATTCCCTGCATAGGGACGGATAGCGTTTAGAATTGTGGCTACATCGTAGAGCATAGGATTAGATCATTTCACCACGGGTAATCGGACTACCAACGATGTTGCGGGTAGGTCTTAATTTCGGGCCAGTAGTCGTTTTGACATCACCAAGTTTGATGCTTGGTGCAGTCTTGACAGAAAGCATACGGCTCCTCATCGACCCTCCTGTGGAAAGTTTTGGCAATTTCATATTATGCACAATAGAATTTTTGAAGAGTATAGGACAATTGTATAGCTTTTCTCATATTTTCAATGTGTTTGCTAGACTTTTCCCTTCCTTTCCAGAATTGCGACATTTTCTTTCTGCTTTCTAAAGAATGGTTTTTACCAAAAAAAGAGTTTTTATTGCCGCTTTGATTTAGCGACATTTTCTCTTTTGTTTTAGTTGAATGTATCTTTCCTTTTCCAGCTTCAGCTATTTTTAGTTTTGTTTCCTCAGAAACAATTTGACCATTTTTTCCCCCACCTAAAAGGTTGTAACCAAATTTGCGATTTATAGTTTTGTATTTTTCAATCCACTCTATTTCTCGCCAGTTCAGTAATTCATGAGGGCAAAACTCTAAAACAGAAAACTCAAAGGAATCTTCTCCATCTTGATTCCAAGCATTCTGAAAATGTCCGTTTCCGTTTGATCTGTTATTTAGAGTCCAAATATGATGCGTCTTGCGATCAAACATAACGACACTCTGCCCGATATATCTCTTTCCGTTTTTCTTATTACGGAAACAATATATACCTGAGCTAGAGGCCATTAAAGGAAATCGCTATTAAAGGGGCTACCCTTACCCATAGAAGTCTCATTGGCAGGGCCACCTACAGAAAACGCTTTCTGATTGGACTCACCAATGGATTTGATACGGGCGGTACGGGCATCCTTGTACGCACGAATGGCAGGGATGTCGTTTTTGATCTGAACGCTCTGCATCGGTTGAGGCATTGCGTGATCAAATACAATACCCCTTTGGGTCTTATCGACCGTGTATTGTACGCCGTGAGAGGCCATATTATTTCTTGGAGGAACCACGACCTGGCGAGGTCGGTTCGGGCTGGAGCTTGCCGCTGTAGAAGATTCCGCTGAACTCGTTACCTTTAGGATGATTGCTCATTCCTTCTTTGATGGTTCCACGAGTGCTGAATCCTTCGCTCTGGAGCTTGGGCTGTGTAGCACGATTAATGTCTTTAGCCATAATATTGTTTTGGTTAATTGTTAATGCAAGTATGCGGTTTAATTTATAGTAGAGTTGCTTGCCTCACGCAAGGCTTTCCTTTTTTGCTCTCTGATTTTTGCTTTAGCCCTCATTTTCTGTTTTGTTTCTTCTGAATGCACCCTATTCAATCCAGCTAACGCAAGGTTTTTCCTGTGTTCTATAGAAAAAGGCTTTTTAGATTTTCCTTTTTGGGCATTGCTTATCTTTTTTCTTGTTTCATCTGACCTTTTTAATCCCTTTGATGATAGAGATATTTTCTTTTTGTGTTCTTCAGAAAGTTTTTTCCCCTTTTTTGCCAAAGACATCTTTTGTCTACTTTCTTGAGAAATTCTCATCATTAAACCACCGCCTAGATGAATATTGTATCCATAGTTTCTATTGGCACTATTAAAATAATTGATCCAAGAAACCTCCCTTACATCCATCATGTCTATATTACATTCTTCTAATACGTAAAATTCAAAAGATAACTCTCCATATTTATCCCAAGCACTCTGTAGATACTGATTTTTATGTTGTGCTTTTCTCAACAACAACAAATGGCTGATTTTTCTTTTTGCTATATTGGAACTTTGTCCAATATATCGTTTTCCATTTTCTAAATTATGCCAGCAATATATGCCAGAGACAATCATTACAGAACCGATAAATTATAGACGCTCCAAACAATGGAACTTATGTTTGAACCGCTTGGACAGTTGGCGAAAAACTGAAAACCAGTCGTTGCAATAGTACCAGAAGAAATGCTCCAAGCAGGAAAAGCCGTAGGAGTTCCTGTAGCGACGAAATAAATGTCAATCTGATATGCGGCACTAGCCATAGCTTTAGGAAATGAAACCGCATAGGTTCCGATTCCAGTAGTGATGGAGGTAATGCTTCCAGTTTGGTAGCTTACGGCATCCAGTTGGTTCTGAATGGTTAGAACATTCTGCTGAAGGGTTTGAATCTGTTGCGGGGTAACTTGATTCAGACCAGGGATATTAACCGTACCGTTGTTTAGATACAGAGTGGTAAATGAATTAAGCACATCGCTCCAAGTTCCTTCGGGACAGAAAGTTGAAGGAACCGTAGGAAACAAAAGCTGTGCTGGAGAACTCTGATTATCCATAGTTATTTAAGGTATAGGGATATTTCAACTTTATTGCAACACTTTAAGCGCAAGTGGATGACACAAAATCGGGAAGCGGAACAATGCGATAATATGTCAAATCACATTGGCAAGAGCATTGAACAGGTGTCGGATCATTAAAAAAAGTATCTGGGCAATCACCTTGGGGAAGGTCAAGGGAGTCATTGAAGATGCCAGATAGTCGAACCCTATCCACAATGCAGGAACCAGTTACTTCAATCTTTAGCTGGAACTCTGCACCTTCTTGTGGGCTTATCTGTGAGAAATACTCGCAATCGTTAATGTCTGGAGTAGGGAATTTAAGCTGTTGGTAACGAGGCTGTGACAATGCAGGGACACAATTCGTTGTTACAGGAGTGCATTCATCCACTCCAATGGTGATAGGTCTGGATAGCGTTGTGTAACAGGGATAAGAATCTGGTCTAAATTCGCAAGCTACCGTCACGGCTTCCTTGAGATTGGAGATCCATACTTCTCCACCAGCAAGCTGTTTACGGACAAATCGGCTTGCACCAGGATTTGGCGTAAAGTCAAACCTCTTGGTTACAAAGTACGATTTGATTGGTACGCTTCCATAGACTTGCGAGTAATCGTCAATACCAGTTAGCAGTACGCTACTATTCTGAAGCTCGTACAAGCGGTTCTTGTTGTCTCCATCAAATGAGAAACAGAATCCACGCTGGACTCCCTTGATTTGGGCAGTAAGAAGTTGTGTAGGTTGTGGCCCTTCCCAGAGTCCATTCCATTTGGTCGGGAGTGATGCTCCTGGATCAATCTGGCTTTCCTGCTCCACATCCAAAACAATCATTGCCCTGCTAGGACGATGCAATCCGTATTGATCGGAAGTAGAAACCGTGAATGGGGAAACGGTAGCAATCAGTCGGTTGTCGAAGAACATTGCCGATTCAAATTGCCTTAACCAAGGGGTATCATAGTTTACCCAAGGCTGTACTTCTCGACTAATCTTACGGAATGCCAGAGCATTGTAGAAATCTACCTGTGCGTTGTTGTAGAAAGCCCATCCGTCATCAGAACGGAAATACACATCATTGTTGACTCCGCAAATGCTCCAAGGAGAACGGCAACCACGACCAATAAGGGATACTTTTTGAATGTTGCTGGCTTGCCAAGTTGTCCTGTCTTGGGAGAGATCCAAGGTAAAAGATCCATTTTCACAGAAGACAACCAATTCACCTTGTCCACGAACATTGATGTTCAAGGACGGCATGACTCTCATCCCTGTAATTACTCCAAGGTTTGCAGGGGGAGTGAACGATCCACCTTCAGCCCAATAAGTTTGCTCCGTAAAGTTTTGAGTATTGGAAGTAGTGGTGAATCCGTTTCCGTAGATGATGTCGGAAACATAAATGTTATTGAACTTATCGCTTACAGCTACCCTTCCGTAAGCATATGCCATGATGGTTCCAATCGGCATTTGTTGTTTGGCAGGGTTAAGCCTGTACACATTTCCTGTCTGCTCTGGAGTTATTTGCGGGTTGCCAGATGAAGTAGTAGCAATGTTTGACCAAGGGGTAGAAGATCCATCGGGATACAATGATCTTACTTGGAAAGAATATTGCGTTGTGGAATTACTGGTTGAATAACTAAAATAATCCTGTCCATATGCAATGGTTGCAAATGTAGTAAAAACATTGCCAGAGGTTTGAACTTGAAGTTCCGTAAAGGTTGCGCCAGGTGCATTGTCAGTCCAAGTTAGTTCAATGCTTGTTCCATTAATTCCCTGTGCTTGGAGATTTGTCGGCGCACCAGAAATGATTCCATTCCATGCAATAGGATCTTGGTATCCATTTTGGACATAGATCCAATCCTCGGCTTGAACAAACCAAGTGTGCATCATGTACGGATCATTGCCATCAATGAGTTTGTACAATGTGCAAATGTTATTAACTATGGAAAGAAAGTAAATAGTGCCAGCAACGGAGCAAACAATTCCATCAGTTGATCCAGATTTTACTGCACGATACGGATAAGCACCTTGGAAGTTACCCGTTTGGAAATCAGTCAAGATTTGGGGGTCTTGACCATACGCTACATTGATCTGGAGATCCGTAAACGGGGGGCGTGTTGCATTTACACCTTGTCTGAAAGAACGATTTACGCAGGAAGAGACATAATTCGGAGGAAGGTTTGATGGATGCGTTTCTGCATCCATTGCAACCGTACTGGTTGTTCCATCATAGACTCTCCCATCTTGAGCCATGATTTATTAAATAGCCGCATTAGCCGTAATTGCGGCTTGTACTGGTTCAATAGCGGCAACAAGTTGCTCGGTCGTAGTAGCGGATGAAATTGAAGATTGTGCATTTGCAACCAATGTTTTCCAGTCGGCATCGGCAAGAATATTAGAAAGACCAGATAGCGTTTTTACAGCACGATGTGCATATTCGTTATACACAATTTGGTTAAGTGTATTGGTTTGTTGGTTTTGGGCTTTTGAAAAATCCAATACTGCACCAAAAGTTTGATCAAATACATATGAGTTAAAAAATGTATTATCAATGTTTAATGATTCAACAATTGCATATGTAGCTCCAGCAGGAACATCTTTATCAGCAATTTGTTGAATACTTAAAGATGGGTCTGCGGGTATGATGACCGCAACCCGTCCGTTTTCTTGTGGGTAGGTGATGAAGGGCATAAGATTAGTTTCCGAAGACAACAGCGTAAAAGTTTGCACAATCTATCAATCCTGCTCCTGATGTTGCATTATGAGTAACTCGCACTTGAGTTGCGCTTTGCAAAGTTGGTGCAGAGGAAGAACTAGTCGATGTAACTTGAGATGTTGCTCCATATGAAGTGGCGTATCCAAACGCTATTGCATAATTCGCATCAGCCATAGCCGTTGCAAAATTCACCGTATAGTCTCCTGTCCCGTTCTTTGTAATCGAGGAGACATTGTAACTTGCACGGGGAGTAATCGGAGTTGAAAGGGTTCCATTGAAATTTACCCACGCTTTGGCATATTGAACAGCTTGACCAGGTGAACCAACTATAGATGAAAGATTAATAGCCATATTAAGAAACGATTATATACCAAGATGTGTTATTGTAGTAAAGAGTAACTTGCCAGTTTGAAACATTGCAAATGAAATTTTGAACCAATCCTTGAATTGTGCTTCCAGATGAAGGAGCAATTGTCAGATTGTTTGTACCCCAAGATGCCTTGGCATCGGCAACCGTGATAACAGTTCCATTGTTAGGGGCAGAAGGGAGTGTAAGCGTCCAAGCACCAGCAGAAGTATCAGCGGCAATTGATTGGTTTGCCGTAGCAATGTAATTACCAGACTTATAAATGTAGCTCTGGGTAATCGAAGGGGTAGATGCAATTGGATTACCAGAGGCATCAAAAGAAACAAACTGACCAGACAGACCAGTAAGCTGGTAAACCGTATTTGCCGCAAGAGATCCATCAGCAGATGGGCCTGTTTTGTAAACAATGCCTTGGTTGGGAAGTATGCTTTCAATCGTTCCCCAAGTAGCTGTGCTACCAGAAGGTGTTACAACAGGGAATTGAGTTTCCGTAGATGTGCTAGGAATAAATCCAGAAAGCTGACCAGTAGGAGTAATGGCTTGAATCTGACCAGACGAGATTGTTGCCTGTGCAGAAGAGGAAGATCCAAGGAAAACAGGATTTGCAACAGATGTGTCTCCCCATTTAACAAGACCCGTTGAAGCATTGTAAAAAAGGATACTGTTGGAAGACAGCGTAGGTACGGTGTATTTGCAGTAAGCAGAGTCTTCACCCACGACACGCTGGATAGTTCCAGAACCAAGGGCTGTGCAATAAGTTGGGAAATTAGGGTTACAAGCGGAAGGTGCATACTGAACAGTATTGCATCCGCATCCTCCACCCCATCCGTTGTTTGATCCGCAAGACATAGATTAAAGAGTTGTATGTGTTATTAATGTGATTGTCAATTAGGAACAATCAGTTGCCTGTATCCAGTTCCTCCGCTATTGGCAGATCCAACAGATGCGGCTATACATTCAAGTTGACCAGTTGATGATCGAAGTACAACATAAACAACAGAGCTTTGGGTAACTTGCTGAAGGTTGGGAAGATAAATAGGAGCCTGTGCTGAACCATCACCCCAACGCGTTGTTGTTCCATCGTAAACAAGCCAGCTTGCATTAAGCGGTGTATTTAGGCGTGTAATCTGGTTTCCGTTCTGCCAAATAATAGGACTTGGCCCTCCACTTACAGGAGGAAGTATGCTAATTGGAACTTGTGGATGACACACCATATAGATCAGACATTAATTTGCCAAGTTGTTCCAGTATAATACAAAATTACAAGCCAATTGCTAGTATTGCATATTAGATTTTGAACAGATCCTTGAATGGTATTTGCACCACCTGGAGCAATCGTCAGGTTATTTGTTTTCCAATTGTTTGCGGCATCAATAACCCAAACAGTACTTCCAGTAGCAGGAGAAGTCGGCAGGGTAAGCGTCCATGCAGAGCTTGCTGTGCTTGCGGCAATGTAGCTATTTGCTGTAGCCGTAGTTGTTGTAGAAGCGGCAGTCCATGTAACTCCAGCAGTTGCCCAAGTGGGAGCAGAAGTGCCATTAGATTGCAAGAATTGACCAGTTGTACCAGCCGCAAGGAAAGAAGTAGCTCCAGATCCCGTATTGTAAGGAACTTGTCCAGCCCCTCCACCAGCTAAATTGGTAGCAGTAGTGGCGTTGGCAACAGCAGTTGAACCAATAGTGGAAACTACTTGCGATGCGGTTGCGGCAGTAAATGCAGAGGTTCCATTTCCGTATGCCAATCCAGTTAGTGTATTAACACCAGTACCACCATACCCTGGAGTAACAACCGCACCATTCCAAGTAGCTCCTGTAATTGATCCAGTATAGTTAAATGTATTAGTTGACCAAGATACATTGGCTGGACTTGAGAAATGATAATCCCAAGTTCCAGCGGCAGTTGCATTAGTAAGCAATACTAGAGTTACATAACCTCCAGATGGAATTCCTCCAGAAATAATAGAAGTTCCAGAATTGTTATTTAACGCAATTACTCCGCTACTTTGATTATTATTGAAAGTAAATGTTGCTCCGCTTGGCAAAGTAGTAGCATTTGGAAGCTGGAATACTTGTCCTCCAGATCCAGTTACATACCAATTTTGTTGGGAAGATGCCGTTAAAGTCTGAGTAGTTCCACTAGCTGTAATCTGGCTATAACCTTCAAAAATACAATTGGTGGTTATATTTCCATTGGACTCTCTTAAAACAACAGAATTTACTCCGCTTGAAGAAGTAACTCCAGTTCCTCCATATGATACTCCAAGAGTTCCCCAAGTTGGCGAACCCGTACCTCCAGATAGCAAGGGTTGTCCAGTTGTTCCAGCGGCAGTATATGCAGTTGTTCCAGTTGCGCTCTGCCAAGGAAGCACACCAGCAGAACCTCCTGCAAGATTGGTTGCAGAAGTTGCAGTACCAGAAGGAACCCAAGTGGGAGCATTGCCAGCGCCTTGCGATGTTAAAACATATCCAGATGTTCCAGCATTAAGAAATGTAGTAGTTCCAGAAGCAGATTGATAAGGAATATAACCAACTCCACCACCAGAAAGGTTTGTTGATGTTGTTGCCGTACTTGC